TTTTATTATTTTTATTATTTTTATTATTTTTATTATTTTTATTATAATTCAATTAACTTATTGAATACTAAATTAATTTGGTGTAATATCAAAATATTTTATATGAATATATTAATGTCGTATTATGTTTTCAATAATTTTATAACAAATGAAAATTATTTGTTTATAGAGAGTATAAATGACGAATTAGATATATTAATATCGAAAATAAAGGATGAAAGTATAACATCACCAGAGTATAAAAGACTCAAAAAACACTATAAATCACTACCTAATATAACTTATAATAATGTATTTAATATTGATCTTACAAATTATACTATATTGGATGTAAAAAAAATACTATTTACATTATTAGACATACCAGTTGAATATATTCATTTATGGTATTATGATTCAAATATCAGTGATGATATAAAGAATGGAATTATATCTAGAAATATATTTGATGATGTCAAAGTTAGGATTGATTTTTTTAATTTTCCACATATATTAGGGTATATATATAAAAATGAATATGGAATAAATTATCATGATCCAGAATTAAAAATAGTAACATATAGAGATCCATCGGATGAATTTATAAACTTAGATTCTACATTATTATATAACTATAAAGTGACAAATAATATAATTCATTTTATTAATTTAAATGATATAGTTGAAGATGAATCTACATTACAGCGTATAAAGGATATTTATTATAGTAATTATAAATCAATCGATTTAAGTATATTAGGTGAAAATAAGTTAGAATATACTAAACTTTTTAAAAGTTTAAATTCAAATATAAATGCTTTCAATAAATTAAAATATGCCAAGAACAATGATAATTATGAATTAGTACAAAATGATATAGAATATAGTGATGTAATAATGTATACAAATATCAATAATAATATAGAAATTGATATAGAAAAAATATTTAATAAGATTGAACTTGATAGTGATATTATATTTGTTAAATACAATAATACTATAAATAATGATTATTATAAATTGAACAAAAAGGCTATTTATAAAATGGATACAAAAGAAGATAACAAAAACAATTTTGATGATTATACACAATATTTAGTAAATTATGAATACAATAAATACGAACCAAGTATTATTAAAAAACAATTAGAACAATGGAAACATAATTTGTATGTTGTTAGAGAAGAAAAATATTTACATAATAATGAATCTATATGTCTAAAAATAGATATGTCAGACATAAGAATAAATGTATATTGTGGTTTAATTATTCATTATAATGGTATGATTGAAATTAAATTATTAGAGCGTTCCAAACAATATTTAGTTACAAAATCTGAATTAGATAAAATAATGTATAAATTAAATATAATACTAACTAAATTGAAAGGTATAGATTCTAAAATTAAAACTATTGATAATGAAGAATTTATTAGTATTAATTCAAACAGTGTAATAAACATAGAGCACAAAACACGAATATCATTATCAGAAATAAAGAAAAATTTACAATTATATAATTATTTAGGATATGTTATCGAAAATGATGAAAATACAATTACATTAAAATATCGAAATTGTGGCGTATATTCTCAGTATAATAATATTAAACATTTTTATTTTAATTTGAAAGAATCAAATAAAATGACTATCAAAGATTTCAATATACTTTGGACAAAAGAAAGCAATAAATTATTTAATCTATCCACTATAGACTCTATATTATTATTAGAACAATTCAATGATGAATCTGATATAAAATATACAAATGATAATGTAGATATAATAATAAGTAATGGTCTAAAAAATAATGAATTCTATATTAAAGTTATAAATGCTAAAAATGATGATGAGATCAATAAAATTTTTGGAATGTTAGAGATTATAATATATGGTATAACACATAAATCAGAAAAACCAAAAATAGTTAAACCTACTATAACTAAGTTTGTAGCACCAACTACCCAACGCGCCACATTTTCAACTGGATTGGATATGTTTGATTCTGATTCTGATTCTGATTCTGATTCTGATTCTGATTCTAATTCTAATTCTAATTCTAATTCTAATTCTAATTCTAATTCTAATTCTAATAATTTAAATACAGTTGGTGATATTGATGGTATATCTGACGAATCCGTTGATGATTTGATAACAGTTATGCCTAAAAATATACGTACTTATATGGGAAATATGAGAAAAAAAGATAGAGCATTATATTCATATAATTCTAAAATTCATAAATCATATACAACAAAATGTGGTTCCGTTAATATGCGACAACCATTATTAGTATCTGATCGCGAATTAGATATAATTAAAAAAAACAAACATGGGTATGAAGAAATAAAGGATAATATAATAAAATGGGGTTCTTCAAATAGACACTTACATAATTACATATGTCCAAGAATATGGTGTATAAAATGTAAAACAGTTATTACTGCAAAACAATTAATAGACGAAATGATAAAAACAAAAGAAAAATCGGCATGTCCTTTTTGTGGTGGTAAGATAATTCAAGATAAAACAGATATAAAACATAATGAAACTGTATTAATAAGAGTGGCTTCTAGTGATAATTATTGGGGAGAAGAAATCGAAAAAGGTGTTCCAAATTATCCGAATGATTTTTTATCAGATATAAAGGATAGTGGTAAAGTAGATGTGTATAAAAAAAATTGGAAAAAATATTTATTTGGTACAGAAAAAAAAGCATATCCAAGTTTTTTAGAACCTAAATCACATCCTGAAGGTGCTTGTATGCCATGTTGTAATTCTACTCAAACTAAATTATCAAAAACCGTATCTGTCTATTCTCCCAAACATGTAGAAAAATGTTTTAGTCATGAAATTGATTATATAATAGATACACTTAATCTGGATGATTTAAAAGATGGGTCTATTGTTGGTAAAAATACATTAGAAAATGGAAATATTGTATTATTAGATAATAAAGACCCTAAAACAAATAATTTTTATAAAATTACAACATCTGGTCCAAAAATAATTACAAAATTTGGGAAGTTACAAACTGATTTTATAAATGGTATGATTGTTTATGAACGATCATCTAAAAAACGATATAAACTTTCAAAAACAAATGATATAATAAACAAAATTGAGGAAATAAAGGAAGACACGAAAAAAAATATATATATTGTTGGTGCTGACAAATTTCCATTAATACCAAATAAATATGGCATTTTACCAAAAAAATTAGATAAAGTGTTTAATAAAAATAGTGGTAAATATATATCAGGTGGTAAAATTAAAACACCAAAACAAGATAAATCATTTAGTTTAATATTGCGAAAGGGTGTTGAACAAAATGATAAATATTCTATTTTGAATGTTATATCATCTATATATAATCTAACTATAATAGACTATATCGATAGCTTAATATCTTATTTAACACCAGATATATTTTTATCATTAAATAGTGGAGAGATATTCAAATATTTTTATGAAGAAAGCGATCCTGATATGACTATTTTCAAAAAATGGATGAAAAAGTATGAAGAAATTATTGAGAATAAATTAAAATTTGATATTAGTGATACAATTGATACTAATAAAAATATATTATTTTTATGTAGACTATATGTTTCTATGGAAAATTACAAAAAATATTTATGTGATATGAACATATACAAAGATTACAATCTCGTAATAGATTTAATATCACAGTTCAATCCTACAGAAGACACATTTGCAGTGATTGATTCAAATAACAACATAAATACTAGTTCAACCGGATTAAATATAATATTATTAGATATTGATTCAAGCGAAAATTTAAAAATAATTAATCCTATTAATAATGATATTAATAATTTATTAAAACCTAATAGAGAAAATTTAGTATTATTGAAATATAATAATTATTACGAACCATTATATCAATTAGAAAATAATAGCAATGATAATTCGAAAGAATATTATAATTTTAAATCAAATTCTAAAACAACAATGGGTAGAGAAGTCTTGGATTATTTAAAAAAAACATTAATATACAAAAATAATCATGGAAAATTGTCGTTTTATACATTAGAAAGAAAAATTACCGATACACAGTATAGTATTAAGAAAATAATAATTGATAAATATTTTAAAGGAATTGGTGTTTTAACAAATGAAGACACATTAATATTTACATTAGGATTTAATTTTTCTTATAAATACGACTTTATTTATTTATCAGATATAATAGAAAAATATCCATTATCTTTAGAAGAAGCATTAGATAAATATGAAGAAATGTATAGTTGGTTAAAAACAAATAATATTGAAAATATTGAAATAGCCTATATAACAAAATCAACGATGAATGAATCGCCTATACACTGTATTGTCAATACTAAAGAAGATTACATTCCAATACCATTAAGTAAATCACCGACAAAGGAGATTCAAAAAAAATACGAATTAAATGAACATCCAAATGATCAATATTTAATGGAATTAGATAATATTTTATTTGATGATATTATTAATGAAGATGATTATCTTCAAACATATATAAAAAACGAATATGACCTTAATAAAAATATGTTCAATAATTTGAAGTATGAATTATCTAGTTTTTTTTCCAAAAAAGACAAGAGTATTAAAGAACTAAAGGATGATATAATGAAAACTATAAATAATAAAATAATTCCGATTAATACAAAGCGTTTATCTATAATCAATACAATTAAAACGATAATAAAACATTTTACATTTGTTGATAAACCTGTAATAACAAAATTTAATAAAAGTTGTCAAAATATGACAAATTGTTCCGAACTTAGTAGCAAATGTAAACAAACTGATATCAATAAAACTGAAATAGTAAAATTTAATGACACTGAATACAAAATACAATTCAATAATTGTAAATTGATTATTGGTAAAGATATTTATGATAAATATTGTGAAATTATAAGTGATGAAATATTAAGATTCGTGAATAAACGTAATATATTATTAAATGGTAAATATAAGATTGTAGAAGAAAAACAGTACAATAAAAATATTATAGAATTAAATGGAATAAATTATATTGAAAAAATAAATGAGTTATATTCAAATAATAAATTACTATATGTTAATAATTATTTTAGTCATATATTTAATTACAAAGAATCTGGTATATTTGATAAAACGGATATAAGAAAAGGAACAATTGATAATCGTGTAAATACCAAACATAAAAAAATAATGACAACTAAAAATGGATGGGATGGGCAAGATTATAGTTCAGATTCAAAAGTGTTGGATGGAGAATGTATTTTTCCATACAAAGTATGGGGTGATGATGGTATACAATATAGTAAATGTAATTTTCATGAAAAAATAAGTCCTAAAGA